GACGCTTACTTCGTGTCCGTCTTCTAAATACATACTGGATCCTCTTGATCATATTTTTTTTCGAATCAAACTGCCGCGTTTTGATATAATAGATTATTTATTCTATAGAAAAAAAAATTAAGAATGCAATTTGAAAATATTCAATGTCCTTTGCATGAGTGTACCTCTTGTTGTTATCGTTTTTTTCATGTTAATGATGAGATAGTTCCTCTTATAAGATGTATTACTATGTATTCTTCTAAGGAGGAAATGGTAGCTAATGTTTATGCTGAAATTATTGCTCGATATTATATGAAAAATGGTAAAGTTGAAGAACGTAAAGAGAAACACTATGCCTCTTATCTTTCATTTTATAGGAGACATCATGTTGCTAAGAGTAATTTAGCTCTTCGACCTGTTACTAAACATCGTAATGCTATAATAGAGACAAATGTTCAACCTGCTTCATATGTTCGACCTTTGGTAGCTAAGCTTACAAAGAATTATCTTCATGAGATTTGTGGAGTTTCTAATTATGCTAAAGGTTCTCTTGTTGATCGATGCGTTCGAATTCTTAGTTGGGAAGATACTGTTTATGAGCCTTTTTCCTATAAAATGGATTTTAAAGGTGACTTTATGGGTCCTACTTTTCCTAGAGTAGTCTTTTCAACTAATAATATGACAGCTTGTAAGCAAGTTAATATGTTTGCTGGTTTTAATAAAAATACTGCTAGACGAGGTGAGTCTTTTCTTAGGCTTCGTCGTCTTCTTCCTAATGCTCTTAAGTGTATGCATGTTGCGATAGATACTGATAAATATGTTGGAAAGCATCGCTTGCTTTGGGATCCTCGAGAATGTGTTAAATGGGTAAATTTGAATACAGGTGGAGGTATTGATCTTTTGAAGGCTGGTGTCGTTGAAGTGGACGGTGTTAAACATTTTGTTCATGATACTGGAAAAAAGATCTTTATTCTTGAACCTGCTATTCGTGGATTGCATAAATTTATTGTAGGTAAAATTAATGGTGAGCCTACAGATCTCGTTGATCTTGAAGTTATTCGTCAGAAACAGGAGTGGCGAAAAGCTACTTCTCTTAAAGAGGAAGATTTGATGAAGCTTCTTGATAAGATGAGGGAGTTTTTTTGTCCTTCTTTGAAGCTCATTTTATTTTCTCATTTTTTAATGGATCATCGTAGAAAGAAAGAAACTGGTAAACTTATTCGTATAGGGATGACATTTAATTGGGGAGGAGCTTATCTTTTGGCTCTTTATTTACATTATGATGATGATCGTTTTTTTTTGGGTTGATGGTGATATTTCTCAACTTGATAAGAACATTCAAGATTGGATGCTCATGCTTTATGTTGCTTGTGGTGGAAGATATTTTGCTTGGGATGATTATGATGATAATGCTCGTGAGTGTATGGAATTTTTTTTAAAGACTCTCATGTATAAGATAAGTCATAAGATTGTTCTTCATTTGGGTAATTTTTGGCAATTTATGAGAGGAGTTATGCACTCTGGTGGCAAAGATACTTCTCATGGAGATAGTTGGATAATGGCACTTCTTTTTTATCTTTATTGTATGGATGTTATAGAAAAAAATCCTCATATAGCTGATATGGTTATGAATATGCTTGTTCTCATGATTATAGTTATTGTAGTTTTTGGTGATGATCATATTTGGGCTTGTCCAGTTATATTGCATCCGTATATTAATGCTGAAGGGTGGACTCGTTTTTTGGCTCAGTTTTGTCATATGACTTTAAGAGATGCTAAAGAATATACTAAGTTTTTATCAACAGTAGATCATGTTTCTGGAACTTTTCTTTATAAAGGTCCTGTTTTTCTTAAACGTCGTTTTGTTCTTTCTCATATTCCTGGAGCTGCTCTTGTTCTTCCTTATAAGGATATAAATGAAACTATGGTTAATCTTTTTCTTAAAGAGCAAGATGCTGATCCTATAGATTATATGTTGTCCTGTGTAGGTCAGATGTATGATACTATGGGTACTAATGAGATTGCTTATAGATATGT